CGTCAAAGTCTGTCCGAAGTCGAGTAGTGGACAGTCTGCCTTTGACTTTACAAACTGTCGTGATTGTGTGGTCGTCTAACATTGCTGGTAACGTTCCGGGGCTTTGCGATGGTGGGGCAATCGAAGAACATCAGTTGATGATTGCACCAAAGCTCAATAGTAGTACAAATGTTGAGCTTTTGACTTTCAGCCCCACTATTGCAAAACCCTTGTTACCAGTAGTTGTTTTCTCTCGTCAGTTGTCCAGTCCATATTTCTCTTTTGCTTTAAAATGTCCAGTTTGCTTGTCGTAAAGGAAAATATATTTCACTGAAATCCTGTCCGCTGGATTGTCAATAGTAAATGGTTTTCCATTCTCAACGTCATACCATAAACTGTCTTTGGTATATTTTCCTAACATTAACTTTTGTCCACTAAATACAATGTCGTTGAAATCGTCTCTGTTTTCGTCTTTAAACCCAATTCTAAGTTCGTTGGGTTCAAATACTGAAAGGTCTTCGTGAGCATCGTAAGTATGAATTTTGTTGTCATAATAGCCTTCGTAAACATTCTCTAATGTGTCTGATGATATTTTGTAAATTTCGTGTCCGCCATTACCTTTTGCAGTCGCATTAACTGTCAGTAGAAATGGATTTTGATTTGGAAATATTGTAACAAAGTCAAACCGTTGTCTAGATAAAGACTTTACCAATGTTCCGTCTGTCGTCAAGAGCAATTGATACTTCCAAGGAAATTCAGCCATTGAACCAACATTCCAGTCATACTCAATAAAAATGAAGTCTTTGTCAGACCCATAGAGTTTTACTTTTTTGAATGCTGTAATTTTTTCATTCTCTTTTTGAATTGTGCTTTCGTGAACTTCAAGGTTAAAAGTTTGTCGAAGTTCGTTAATGAATTGAGCTGTATCTTTTATTGTCGGAAAGTCGGCAACTTGTTTAAATACTTTTTCTGTTTCTTGTTGAGTATCTGTCACAGTCAATTTTTCGTCTTTCGGTGTCTGTTTGTTAGAACAACCAAAAGCCGTTAAAGTCAAAATTGTCAATGTGAGCAGTGTCTTCATACAATTACTGGTAACGGCTATCAGCTTTGCGATGGGCTGGACTTCTGTGGTTCGTCTGCCCGAACAAATGCCGATAGAATTACTGATGATGAAAATAAGAACTAAAGCTCAATGTATAATGTCCCGCTGATAACTGCTGCTGATTAGCGATTTGCCGCCGATTGCTCTTCCGTCAGCCAGCCTATTGCAAAACTGCTGTTAGGCGCATTCGCCATTAGCGGATTTCTCCTTGATTGATGATAAAGAGTTCTTTAAGTTTATATGTCACTGGGCTTGCGATGGTACATCCGGTCGTTTCAACTTTGTTCGGCGTGACGGTTTTGAAATCGAAAGAGACAGTCATGCCAATTTGTTTCAAACGCTGGTCAAGTCCTTTTACTTTCACCACGTTTGTGAACGTCGTATTGTTGATAGTAATTGTGTCGCCGTATTGTGGTGTATCTCGATGATACGTCAAGTCTACAAGCCAATAATCTTGAGATGGGTCGGCATGACATATCTCTTTTGCAATGACGTAACCACCAGCGTTCGTATAGTCAGGAACATATGGTCCCTGTCGTCTGCAAGAAAGCATAAGAATAGTGGCAATTGATGTTGAAATAAGCAGTTTTATAGCAAAATATTTCATGTCTTGGATTTACATCTTGAAAACTAGGCACTCGTTGCGCCTAACGGACAGGGCTTTGTGCAGGCAGGGCATTGTTGATTGTCCAGCCCGGAACTGAAGCCCAATAAAGAAATAAAAGTACAAGATAACAACTAAAAGCCAAACAGAATTCCGTCCAGCCAGAACCAAAGTACAGCGATGCAAACAGCCGAAGTTTGAACGTCAAGCCCTGCTTGCACAAAACCCCATGTTACCAGCAGTGTTTCTTTCGTCCGTAGTCGTTATTTTTATTGTCTGTTTGTTTGTCCTAAAATAGTTATTCTATTTTAAAAGTTTCCCAAAATCTCTTGGTCATAATCATAACCATTTTCGTTAGGGAATTTGCCTTTCAAGTCTGGGAACACTAACTGAATATATTCATAATTACGTTTATCATAGTGTCTAATTGATGAAAGCACGTAATCAGATAGATGCTCATTTTTTACTTGAATAAAAACAACTGGAAACCTGTCTGTAAAGTCTTTTAATGTTAGATTTATAGGAACATCGCTGAACTTATATTTGTCAACATAATTTTTTATCAACTCCCCAGAAAGGTTAGGTCCTAAACCAGAGATAAATAACTCGGGAATTTTAAAATTGTCGAACACTCCTGTCGAATATGAAAAAGGAGTAAAGTTTGTCTCCTCCAAAACTGAGGTTACATGGTATCCCGTTTTTGCAATATTGTCATCAACTCTCTCGAAATATTTTTGCTTTTTTTCTTGCTCTTCCATGTGTCGAGTTTTAATTCTTAAACGTTGTCAGTCGTGTTAGATGATTGTCTGTCAGCAATAATTTTTTCTATAAAAGTCAACGGTTGACTGTCCACTGACAAAAAGTTGAACGAAGCACAGCACTTTAGAATTACGTCAAAGTCTGTCCGAAGTCGAGTAGTGGACAGTCTGCCTTTGACTTTACAAACTGTCGTGATTGTGTGGTCGTCTAACATTGCTGGTAACGACAAAGGGCTTGGCGAAGTGCAGGTATTCTGTGATTCGTCAGACCGGATTAAGAACTAAAAGATGATTAGCGATATGAGTTTTACTGAACCCTGCATTTTGCCAAACCCAATGTTCTTTGCAGTGCCATCATGCTACTTCCTGTCGCTGATTGAAAATATAAAGTTCGGTGTATTTGTTTTTTGAAGCTGCGGAGCATGTATTAAAAAATTACAAAGTATGAATCATAAATGGCTTAATAATAAATGTGAAAAATGCGGTATTGAAAGACAGAAAAAAGAATATAAACGCTGGCAGCGAACCGAAACGGTTTTAAAGAATGGTGTATGGGAAGATAGGCATATTCATACTTATGGGATTGCGTGGCATTATGGTAAAGAACACAAATTTGAAAGGCCCAATTGTGTACCCGATTTCACAAGTGTTTTTTTATGTGAACTAAGAAAGGAAGTTAAAAAAGGATTATTAACTAATAAAAATTTAAAAATGAATAACGAAACAACGGTATTGAAAGAAACAGAATTTACACCAGAAAAAAAAGAGTATGGCGATATTATAATGTTCGCCTCCGATTATCGTGAATCGCACGAAGAATTTGACGGATTTGTATCAACAACAATGTTGGCCGATATGCTTATTAAATTTAAGCGACAATTTGTTGATAAAGACTGGTATAATGCAGGTATAATGGCTCAGCGTATTTTACAAAATGATGAAATAGAAACCTTAAAACAGAAGCTGAAGCAAGAAGAGTTTAACCACATTAATACCCGTATATCCTGGGATTCAACTACTGCTGAACGGGATGAGTTGAAGAATAAAAACAGAGCATTAGAAGAAAGGATAGTAATTATTACCAATAATGCAGAAGCAGATAGAAGGCAAATTGCTTATGCAGCATGGAGAGCCGCCGCAGATGCTTTCAGAATGTATCCGGACAACAAACATACATTTTCTGATTATTGGGAAACGGTTAAATAAATGTCACAATTTTAGCTAAAAATGTAACAAATGAACTACTGCCCAAATTGTCAAATAGGTATTGACTACCAACAGATGAAAGCAAAGAACTGTAATAATTGTGGACATCATTGGGAAATATTTCATGTAATGCCTTTGAATGATGAAAAAGAACACAGAGATAGTTATATCTGCCGGTGCTTACCAGAAGTAATTAATGAAGGCGCAAACATGGTTGTGGTTCATAATTCTTTTGATGGTAGAGAGGGAGTTGAATGGGCTAAAGAAATAATAGGATGATGCTACGGAGACTAATGTGTGGCGTGGGCAAAAAACAAATACATGATATGTCGCTGAATAATGAATCGTCAGCGGCATTGCAAAGAACGTTGGACGTATTGGCGAAGCAAGGGAATTTGAAATACGTCAGCTTGGATTTGTTCCGTCAGCCCTTGTTTTGCCAATACGATGTTACAGGCAGTACGGTTATTATTTAGAAACTTTTAAAAATTAAAATATGTCATACGATAGCAAAGCAGATACTCTACTGCACATCAAAAGAGTAAATGAATTACTTGGGCAAGCTGCGCAAATAATAATTGAACGTGGCAATAATCACGACAATTCAAAACTTGAAGAACCTGAAAAGTCTGATTTTGACAGATTAACCCCATTGTTAAAAACATTGACTTATGGAAGTGAAGAATACAAGGCTTCATTAGTTGAATTACAGGTTGCTTTAAAACACCATTACGCAAACAATAGCCACCATCCAGAACATTATGAAAATGGTGTAAATGGATTTGATTTGTTTGACTTAATGGAAATGTTTTTTGATTGGAAAGCAGCAACCGAAAGAACAAAAGACGGCAATATTTACAAATCAATTGAACACAATAAAGGTCGTTTTGAATTGTCAGAGCAGGTATGTCAAATTTTTAAAAATACTGCTGAACGTCTTGGGTGGTAGTATTGCCTGTAACTCTCAGTTTGTTGTAAGATCATACTGAAACTTTATAATCAGCCCCGTTCTTTCGGGGCTTTTTCATACCCCTTCTCCACCATAACAGGCCCGGGCTTTCCAAGCAGTAGGAGAAGTAGTAGTCGATTTTTCGGATTTTGGAAAAATGCGTCCTAACTCACTTTTCAACCTGCACTTTTTTTTGTTACATTTGTTACAAACTGCCATAAAAGCAGCGCAAACCCAATACAGATAAGCGTTACAAGTTGTAACAAGATTTTTAAAACCCTGTTTTTTGTTACATTTTGTTACAAATCTGTTGCATTTTGTTACAACCTTGTTACAGCTAATTGTTACACTTTGTTACACGTTGGTTTTCAATTATTTGAATGTAAAAAAGAGAGGTTGTAACAATTGTAACAAACTTTTCCGGTGTACACGCATTTTTCACCTGCTTACAAACAAACTCCTTTTAAAAATGGAGTTTAAAATCATTGTTGAGCACGATCGTAAAAAGATCAGGCTCATTGTAAAGCGCATCTACCAGAGCAATCAGATTGAGCGATATGAAGTCATTGCCGGCAACGGATCACTCATACTACAGTGTAATTGGCCAGTGCTTCGTGCCAGGGGCCTTCGTCGCCGCCATCCGCAGTGGAAAATCTACAGAGGCCACCTGCCGTACATGAGCCTGGTGGAGCAAATCATACAGGCAGTGGAAAGAGGTGTACGGTATCATGAGAAGTGATTTTTTAACCTATCCAATTTTTATAGTATTTTACAGGCATAAAACTGCAAAATGCCAGGATCCTTTACCGTACAAATACCGGTAGCACCTTATCTAAAACCCTACATTACCATTCGTTTCGGTGATCCTATCCCCATCAACAATAAATCACTTGTAGGAGTCTTTCTCCTGGGTGTACTTGAAAAAGAGAATTATCATGTATCCTTCAATCAGTCAGATAAAATAAACCGCTTTCAGCAGTTTACAGAAAAGATAACCTGCGTTGGTCCTTACAGCATCCTGAGGGATATTGGATGGAGTTTAAAACAGGATCACATCATTCAGTTTAACCGGTTCTTTGAAGAACACTTTGACCTGGATCTTCATCTCTTTGTAAATCGGAATATAAAGAACGGAAGCAGGTATGCCGGCTACAAGCAGGCCATTGAGGAATTTGCCAGAATTTACAGGATTGATCTGGAAGAAACCATCAGCTATGAAGCCCTTAAAAAAATGGAATACAGGTACCGTACAAAACTTTCCGTGAATTTGTCCCCTCAACAAAAACAAGTGCAGTTGTTTTAATTATTGCACATTGCTACAGTAGTTAAAGGCCTGTCCTTTCGCACATGCATGTAAGGTTCAATATTTGAACCATGTATTCCACAGGCTATACCGGCGTATCATCCTTTTTAAAACCTTCCGGTTACCTGGGAGGCTTTTGTAAATGGTACTATACCCCTGTTGAAAATATCCTCACATGGCCATCCATCCACCCGGTAACACAAAAGGCAAACGCTAAGCCCGTTTTAAAAAACGGTGCATTCTGGTACACAGTTCCCCGTACAGGATACCGTCAATCATCACTTGACGAAATACCTAAAACAGCTGCACCCGGTCATTACTATGAATGGCGCTTTAACGTGCAGCTCGCAGGAGCTAACCCGGTTTTGCTGCAGAATGCACAATTCCGGCGCTTTATTATCCTGGGCATTCCGAGGTTCCTGCAAAACGCCTGGTTGCTGGTAGGCACACCACAGTCGCCATTACGTTTTGAAGCATCTATTGATAGCGGCAGACATTGGACGGAAGATGCACTTACAAAAATCGCATTCATTGGCGAGTGCAGGCACCGCAGCATTATCATACCATTTACAGAAGAAGAAATAAACAACGGTCCGGATCTGGATCCTGTATTGCTCACAACAGAAGAAGGTGAGCTTATAACCACTGAAAATGGTTTTTCCCTTACTATTTAAACAGTATATATGAAAAAAATCACAGCACTCATTGCAGCTATTATTCTCACACTCACAACACAGGCACAGGTTCCCATTTCGGCATTGCCATCTGCCACCGGTGATTTACGAAACGGAGTATTACCAATCGTAATAAACGGCGCCACAAGAAAAGCAACGCCATTGCAGCTGAGTATTTTCGACAGTATTCATGTAACTCAGGGAACTACTTATGATTCAATGTGGGTAATGAAAGGGGGTGTAAGGCTTTACTACAAACTTATCCGCTCCGGAACAGCGGGTGGGGCTGATAGTGCAGTATTTGCAACAAAATCCTGGGCTGGTTTAAATTTCCAGCCATTAAATTTAAAGCTTACTACATTCTCATCGTTAAGCAATGGAACAGGATGGCTTTACAATAATGGAAGTGGCACGTATTCATGGAGTATTCCCAATTTGCAAGATGTAACCACACAAAACCCAAACACAAATGCAGGGTTATATGTTGTTGGTGGTGGTTCAACACTTCGTTTTGGGATAACTCCCACTGTTTTCACTAACTTTTTTCACCAGGCATTTCCAGCCAGTGTACAGATTGACCACGGCACTGGAAATTGGGGATTTGTGTTAAGCAGATCAACCACAGGAACAGGTGCAGCACATTTTACGTTTTACCGCACCCGAAGCGGAAACGCAAACATCAGGGTTCCTTTAAATAACGGGGAGCCAATTGGAGCCATTAATTATCATACACCTGCACGTGATACAACATTTGCAAATATGCGTGCAGCCATATTTGATGTATGGGCTTATCCAAACGGCGGTGTATCATTTTTGCGGCGTGGATTTATTCCACCAACAGGCAGCGCTTCCGGTGTTCCTGGAAGATTTCTTTGGGGCACCACAGGAATGGATGGAGTATTTCGTTATAACATGAGTTTACTTCCTGATGGCGAATTAATTATAGGATCAAACAACAGCCGCAATAATTATTACAAATTACAGGTTGATAGTGGAGCTAGTGTTCAGCATGCGTTATTGGTTCATCAAAATAATGAGGAAGATACTGTTCATTCATCTGCAATTGTAGAAATAAAATCAAACAACAAAGGGGCACTGCTGCCAAGATTAACTGGCGCCCAAATGAATTCCATACCACTACCGGGTACCGGTTTGCTTATTTACAACACTGATAGTTCAGCATTTTGTTTTTATGATGGTACACAATGGACAAAAATAGGTGCATCTGCAGGCGGTGGCAGTGGAACAATCAATAGTGGTACACAATACCGTTTACCATACTATGCAAATACTGGTACCACCTTATCACCGCTGCCTGCTATTACAGGCAACCGGGCATTGGCCAGTGATGCCAATGGGTTACCAGTTCATTCGAATGCCACTGCAGGAGACCTTAACAATATTGCCGGGTTAAGCAGTAATGTTCAAACACAGATTAACACCATCAATGCACAATTAGCTGCAATGAAAGATGTGCGTATTGATAGCACCTATCAACCAATAGCAGGTATCAATGGCAGTGGTGAACTGCAGTTCAGATCAGATTCAATTGGTAGTGCAGATAACAAAGTATCGGTAACATTCAATGGTAACAATCTTACCAGGCGATGGAATATACAGTTGAACGAAGCAAATATTGTATTAGCAAATTTGAATGGTGCATTGCCAACAGCGAAGGGAGGTGTACCAACTGGTGGAACTACAGGCCAGGTACTTCAGAAAAACAGTAACAGCAATTATGATGTAAGCTGGGTAACGCCCTCGGGAGGAAGTTCAAACACCCCTGTTACACTCTTAACAAGAACGGTAAGCGCAAAAGACACTTTTAATATTGATTTAAGTGCATGGTATCTTACTTATGATCTTATACGTATTGAAATATACAACACTGCTCCCGTTACAGATGGAGCAATAGCACAGATCCGTGTATCCAGCGATGGCACCAACTATGATGCCGGGGCATCAAACTATGTGTGGATGAACAAGCTTTTAAGTTCAACTGGCTTTACCGGTGATGCCGCCAGTAACGGTACAGCCCTTGTGTTATCACACACAGATGGTGTTGATAATGCTGCTAACGTTGATTTTACCTCAACACTTGAAATCAGAAACCCGGATGCAAGTACAAAGCACTTTATTTCTATAAACAGCAGGTATGCTAATAATGGTGGTACACATTACAGCTATGTAGGAGCTGGCGCAAGAGATGCTCAACAAATTTTGAGAGGCATTCAGTTTAGATTTTCAACAGGAAATATTTCAAAAGCAACTATTAAAGTAATAGGCATACAATAATGAAAAAACTTATTTCAATCCTGTTGCTGCTTATTCTTTCAGAATGGGCAGCAGCACAGCCCACTGCAAATGCAGGAATTGATCAAACCATCATTCTGCCAATCAACTATGCCATTATTTACGGCGGGTTTCCATATAGCAGGAAATCCTCCACCACTGCTATCAGCTCTTTTGCCTGGTCGCAGATAAGTGGGCCTAATACAGCAACCATGAGCCGCCGCAGAGATAGCATTGTTGCAATTAATACTCAAGACAGCGTTGTTTTCCTTTCCGGCATGATTCAAGGAACTTATCAATTCAGGCTTCAGGTTACAGATGCTAATGGGAGCAGAGCAGATACAATGCAGATAATTGTAAATCCAGCACCACCGCTCAATCCAAGTCCTAAGTCTGTTATTTTAAATGATGGGGTTTACTATCCTAACAATACAATGAGTGCGCTGGGATTAAACCCTGGCGATACAATCAAGCTCAACGGATTAACCATTGATAGTACAGATAATTTCATTTTTGGAAATCTTAACGGCACACACGCTCAGCCTATTTACATCGTTCCTGTTAATGCAAAAGTCAAATGCAACAGAATTGATATTGGAAATGGAGGTTGGGGAAGCGGTGGAGATATACGTTTCAGCTATGTAATCATAGATGGACATTTAAATGGTGTTCCCTATAACATAGAAGCAAAACAATTCGCTCTTTATTCCGGTCATCATGTTGAAGGATGCTGGACAATCAGTAAAAACTCATGGCAAAGTGCATGGCATTTAGGAGGCTATGTACCACCTAATGGAAGCGAAATTCTACGGTTCCCTGCTATGAATCGTGTGGGATTCTACATTCATGACAATATTGTAGATCAACCAACCGAAGAGGGTTTTTACGGAGGCCCTACATCTCTTACTAATCAAGGTTGGGATACAATTAAATTTCATCCGAGAGGTGATTCCGGATTTTTTTATAACAACATCGTAACTAATACAGGCCGTGATGGCATACAGGTTGGTGGCTTTGGAAGAACATGGATATTCAATAACTCAACTTATAACAACGGACTGAACGGTGTAGGTGGCCAGGGCTCGGCTATTAATTTCGGAACACTTACAACCGGAGTTGTGGAGAATAACTACATGCGAAGAAGTTGGAGGAATGGTTCATTTATAAATGGGTATTCAAACATATTTTATAGGTACAATTATATTGACAGCTGCGCTTTTTTTGAAACAAGCGGAAATGCAATCATCTATGTAAACAGCTCCCAGCATAATCCGGAGCGAACCCCGCCCAGAAATGCGATCGTTGAAAACAACTTTGTTCGCAATCCTTATAGCTCACTATTCACCGGTTTGAGTGCCGCAGATTATGGAGATCAGTCAACCACTTTCATAAATAATTATGTATGGAGACCCAACGGCGGAACTGATTTTTATTTCTTCAGTGACCCTGGTGCCATAATTACCGGAACAAAATCAGTAACAAACATGAATTGGCCCCAATGGCCATTAAAAAGAGTTTGCGGCCCTACATTGATGAATCCAAATCCTGAATGCTGGTCTTCAAAAACATATAAATACAAAATCAAATTCTAAGCTGTCCTTTCCCGTCATTTATTCAGATATAATCTTCGTATCCTCAATAAAATGCAATGCAGTAATGCAAACGAAAAAAGCAAGCACATGAAAAAATTTATTCTTCTCCTCATCCTGTTTTGCGGTGGCCTTGTAATTCAAAGCTCAGCACAGTTGCTCAAAACAACCAGGCCGGTAAAAGATACCTGTGTAAATACAGATAACACCACCATCAGCCTGGGAACTATTCCCGGTGATGCAGTGGCCTTTCATCTTACCGCTACCAAAGTGAGCGGCACCGTTGCCGGCAATGCCATTTTTGAAGGAAGTATTGATGGTACCAACTGGGTTACATTAAACACAACTGCATTAACTGATGTGGCAGTTAACACCATCACATTTACACCAACGTCATTATCCTTTGCTCAATATCGAATACGTGTTACCACCAGTGGTACCTGTAAAATCAATACCATACGTGGTCATTATTTGAAACGAAGTAAAGTATAAACAAGCTTTTTGAAATAGAAATCTGTGGTTAAAACATTAACACTTGAACTGCTCCGTGATGTTTGGCTTATGCACGAGCCATCAGTTGATATTTATGCAGCTGCAGCGGCAGAGTTTTTAAGTGGCAAAGAAGTAAGCACAGGTTTCTTCAGTTCTTTGAAACTCCCGGATGTCCCAAAAAATGTGGCATTGATTCCTGTTGTTGGTGCACTTACAAAAGCGGATGTATGTGGATGGCAGGGCACTCGTAGTTTAACGATGCTCTTAAACGATGCCGCTAAAGACAGCAGCAAAGAAAGCATCATCCTGATGTTTGAGAACTGTCCAGGCGGACAGGTGGATGGTACACAGGAATTTGCCAACGCAGTTATAGCCGCCAAGAAGAAAAAGCCTGTTATGGGCGCCATAAGTGGTATGTGCTGCAGTGCAGGAGTTTGGATTAACAGTCAAACCACTGAAACCTATGCAACTACAGCAACTGATTTTATCGGTTGCATTGGTGTATTAGGAAAGATGCGGAATCCTGTAAAAGCCAAAGAGGAAAATAAAGACTATGTGGAAGTGATCAGTGATTTTTCTCCTGATAAAAATGCAGAATCTAAAAGTATTGATGCCTACAAATCACAAATGATTAATCCCCTGGCAAAAATCTTTCATGAATCAGTGAAATCCGGCAGAGGTGATAAACTGAAACTTGAAAAAGAAAATGTACTCAGTGGAAAAACGTACATCGCACAGGATGCTGTTGATTTTGGATTGATTGATGGTATTATGAGTTTCGACAAAATTGTAAAACGCAGCATTATGCTGGCTAAATCAATAAAGTAATCGTTATGACAACAAAAAATACTGACCAGTTAAAGAAAGTAACCGGTATGACTGAAATCCCATTTGTGAGCGAAGGTATTGCCAGCGCTACAAGTGGTTATGTAGTAAGTGAAGATGGCATCACCGCTTTGGTAGAAGCCTCTTTTAATGCAGAAACATCTGCTGCCCGAGTTGCAGAACTGGAACAGCAACTGGCCGCTGCTAACACTGCAAAGCAAACTGCTGAAAGCAACCTGGCAAATGCCAATGCTGCTTTACAAACTGCAAACAACCTTGTTGTTGAACTGGAAAAAGAAGTGAAAGAACTGGGCAAAGAAGATGCAGCTGCCTCTGAAACTTCAAAAGGCAAAGATGAGTTTGCAAAAGAAGGCATTGATGCCATGGAAATGGATTTTCAGAAGGATCTCTTAAAGAAGATTTAAAACCCAATACAATTACTAACCCACTAAAATTTTAAATAATGATCAACGTAGCAGCGGTTACCGCCCAGTTTGGAGCTTACTATAAGCCTGGTAGCGACAATGAAAAAAACCTGCGTGAAATGATTTATAACAAATCACGCATTGCCACTCTCTTCCAGGATCGCCCCACCACAGATACCATCTGGCGTGGTACCATGGCAGAGCTCAATCGTATTGTGCAGCCTTTCCAGAAAGCCTGGACACCCATTGGTGAATTGAAATTCACACCCAATGAGGTTGCCATGTTCAAACTCAAAATTGATCTGGAGCTGTATCCTGATGATATTGAAGCTACTTACCTCGGCTTCCTCGGTTCATTGCCTGAGCTGGATCGTAAAAACTGGCCGCTCGTTCGTTACCTCATTGAAAAGCATGCCATGAGCCGTAAGGACAAAGACATGCTGAGCGAATACTTCCTTGGTGTGTATGCTGCACCCGGTGTTGGTGTTGCAGGTGCTGCTAATACAGCTATGAACGGTTTGCGGAAAGTAATCCGTGATTATAATACTGCCGGCAAAACCAATTTGGGTAATGGTCCTATTGCTTTCGGTGCTGTAGCTGCAGATGATGCTGATTTCTGTGTACAGGTGGAAGAGTGGGTAGAAGCATTACCTGATGAATTCAAACCTGAGCTTGATGTTATCATAATGAGTGATAAGAATGCCCGCAAATACATGCGTGGCAAGCGTAAGAAGTATAACATCAATTACGCACAGGTAACTGATCTAATGACCATTGAAGACCAGTCAAACATCCGTGTAATGGGTGATGTGGCAATGAACGGCAGTGATCTGTTCTTTACCACTATTCCTGATAACCGCATCCGCCCCATTAAAAAAGCGGAACTCGGTAACACCATGCAGGTGGAAAGTGCTAAGCGTGCTGTGCATGTGTACACTGACTGGTGGGAAGCATTGAACTTTGAAGTTCCTCAGTTCATCTTCCACAACGACCAGGACTTAGCGTAATCTATTTCTTAACCACAGTGCCGCTCCGGCGGCACTTTCAATACATTTTTTATGGCAGGCGAAAAAAACCAGGTTCCTCAGTCTAACCAATCTAATGAGGAGCTGATCAAAAAAATTGCAGAGCTGCAGGATGCATTTGATAAAGCAAATGCAACTGCCGCTGAAGCTGCAAAAGCACAAGGCGAACTGGCAGAAAAAAATAAAGCTTTACTGGAAGAAAACGAGCAGCTCAAAGCTGTAAACGAATCGCTCCAGGAAGACCTTGCAAAACTCAGTGAAAAATCACTGCAGGAAAAAGTAACAGAATCACAGGAAAAGAAAGTGGAACTCAGCACCAAAACTTTTAAAGTGAATGGTAAAGAGTATGGCTTTAACTATCCCGTGATGGTGTATAAAGGCAACCGCATTACCAATGAGGAAGTGCTGGCCAGTGAAGAATTGCAGGCAGAGCTTGCAGCGGCTAATCACAGTATGCTCAAAGCACTGTAACCATTTTTACTAACCCATTCAAATAACTCACAATGAGCATTTATAAAAGACGTTTGAAAGCTGATGAAACCTTTTCTGAAGGTGGTTATAAAAACACCGTGTGGTTTGCAGCACTTACTGACTTTTTAAGTCTGAAAGCGCCGGTAGCGCCCTTTACCAACCTGGGTGATAAGTTTAAAATTACCACTGCTCACACCTTTGGCGCCAATGATGGTTTCATCCAGTGGCGTTGTAAAAAACATGCTGTTACCAGCACCGTTGAAACTACCGGTGAAGATGGAAGCAAGAGCCTCACTTACAAATTCCGTTTCACCATCTTAGGTGATAATGCCAGTACTCAGGAGCAAATGCAGGAAATGCTCAATGACGATTTGATTGTGCTGCTCAAAGACCAGGATTGCATTAATACCAATGAGTATGTGCAGTTTGGCGACAGTTGCACCACACCAGATTATACGGTGAGCGCTGATTTCAAAACCACTAAAGAGGGTTTGAAAGAGTGGACTGTGGAAGGAACCGTTAAAGGCAAACGCTTCTTTTACAGTGCTGCTGTAACGGAGAAGCCGGTAGTGTAAGTATTCATCACCTTTAAATCATAATCATGGGACATGTTTTGAACAATCCGGATGTGGCGGCCAAGTATGAAGCTGCATTTGATAAAGACCGTAATGTAACACTGCAGGGCACCTACAGTGGCCCATTAAGTAACATTACATTAGAAGCAGCGGATCTGCTGGTAAAACAGGAAAGCAACCTGCTTGTACCTAAAGGCACCAAAGCCGCAGCACCACCCGCCCCGGTAAAAGAAAAAGAGAAATAAGATTTTGTAGTAATCAATAGTTAGTAAAAGCCCCCGCCCACAGGTGTGGGGCTTTTTTAGTAAGCATGGATTTTGAAAAAGTAAATACCATCATCAACACAAAAACCCGCCAGGCAAAACAGGCTTTAATTGAAGAACAATCAAAGCTCGGTATGAAGCATGGCCTCAACCGTACCGAACCTGAACCGCTTACTAACATTAATACCCGTACCAGTAAGAATGCAGGAGTGATCAACCGCATCCGTTTCCGTTTCAAAAAAAGTGGTGTGTTTGTGCATAAAGGAGTAGGTAAAGGAACTCCAATTGAAAAAGTTGGTAGCACTAATCGTAAACCCAAACCATGGTTTAACCCGGTTATTGAAAAGTATGCAAATGAAATGATGGAAGAAGTGGCTGATGAATATGTAGATGTTGCCTTCAATCAAATTTTAATTCGTTAACAATGGCAAAGAGTACAAGCAGAAGCATATACCTGGATCAAACAGCAGCTGAAGTAGCACTTGAAAAACTCAACAAACAGGTTGAGAAACTGGAAGCTACTATTAAGCGTGGCAACAAAGCCGGTAAAGACATGACCGAGGAATTAAAAAAACTCGGTGAGAAAAAAACCGCAATTGATGAAATAAAAAATGCCATTGATAAAGGTCTTCGTCCTTCTCTGATACAGCAAGAACAGTTGGTGCGTAATCTCCGCAATGAATTAAAACGGATGAGTGAAGATGCTCCCCGTTATGCTGAAAAATTCCAGGCATACCGCAATGCAACATCAGAACTGAACCGGATGAAAGTTGCTATGGATGGTACATCCAAAGCACAAAGCAGCTGGTTTGCCCAGGCTAAAACGGTGGCGCTTGGTGTTGTGATCGGCAATACCGTTCAGGCTGCATTATCTTCCATCAGCGGCTATTTAAGCGGCTTGCTGCAGGGCAATGCCCGGTTGAGTGATGAGCTTGCAGATATCGAGAAAACAAGCGGCTTATCTGCAGCACAGGTAGCAAAGCTTAACAGTGAGCTGAGTAAACTGGATACAAGAACCAGCACGAGCAATCTCCGTGAAATTGCAATTGGTTTGGGGCAGTTAGGCCAGGCTGTAACTGCAGAAAATGTTGCTGCAATTGATAAGATTGTAGTTGCCCTTGGTGATGAATTTGGTGGTGGAGCCAGAGAAATAACAACGGTTCTTTCCATACTCCGTAATAACCTGAAGGACATCAAAAGTGAAAACTATGGAGAAGATGTAGCCCGTATTGGTAACGCATTGAATATCCTGGGTGCTGAGGGATTGGCTACTGCACCGGTAGTAACTGATTTTGCAAACCGCATGGCCGGTGTGGCAGGAACATTTAAAATTACATCTGGTGAAATATTGGGTACAGCTGCCACCTTCCAGGAATTGGGGATTAACGTAGAACGTGGATCCACTGCCTTCATTAAAATACTTCAGAAGATTACTGCAGAGCCCCAGAAGTTTGCACAGGTAGCAGGTTTATCAGTTAAGGAATTTACAAAACTGGTAAATGAAGATCTGCTTTCTGCATTCGTTAAAGTTGCAGAAGGTGCAAAGATTGCAGGTAGAGACAATGTAACCTTCGGAAAAATTTTAAAAGAGTTGGATGCTGATGGCAGCGGCGCCGGTGAAGTGCTGAGTAAGATTGCACAGAACTCACAATTGCTTTCTGAAAAGGTGAAACTTGCCAATACAGCACTCACCAATACCAATAGCATTACTGAAGAGTTTAATAAAAAGAATACCACACTTGGTGCTGAGCTTGATAAGCTGGGAAAAAGAATTGCCGGTGTATTTGCTAACAGTGCCCTCAGCAATTTCTTAAAAGACATTGTACGTGGTGTAAGCGATGTTATTCAACCCACTAAAACAGCTACTCAACGATTTGATGAACTGACGAAGAGTGTAAATAACCTGGAGAAAAACATTCTTCCACTTGCTGACCGATACGATGTATTAAAAGCAAAAACAAATCTTTCAAAAACCGAGCAGGCAGAAATGAAAGGTATTGTGGATCAGATCATTTCTGTTTTACCGGGAGCAGCTGCGGGGTTTGATGAGTATGGACGGGCCATTGCCATCAGCACGGAGCGTGTACGAGATTTTATTGCTGCTGAAAAAGCAAGGCTCAAAGTTGTAAATGCTGAAGCTATTAAAGAAAATCAAAAGTCTTTGGCGGAAGTAGAAAGGAGAATAGTAATTACGCAAAGACTGATTGATCAAATTGCAAAAACTGGAACATTTAAAACATTTGCCGGAAGTAGCGGTACCGGTGGTGGTGGTGGATCTGTGGTAAATGCGAATCAGGAAGAAGTAAGACAAACCCAGGAATTGTATCAGCAATTAATTGAACAACGTTTAGGTTATAACCAGGAGATAAAACGTTTGAATGGTGAATTGATTCAGGAGATTGTTGATTCTAATAAGAAGAGCGAACAACAGAACAGCAACCCACCCACATCTGCTGTGCCTACATTTACAACAGGATCCAGCTCAACAAAAAAGGATCCCCGGATTGATCTTTTAAACAAGCTGAAAGAACTGCAGCTTGAAATTGAACTGGCAGGTAAAAGCGGTGACGAAAAAGAACTGCAACGCATCCGCATCAAATACGCAAAACTCATTGATGAAGCAATCGCCTATTCTGATATTGTGATTGAACTGGAAAAGCTTCGGAGTAAAGAGGTAGCCATTTTTATTGAAGAAGTTACCAGGAAACAGGAAGAGGAAAAGAAAAAGCAGGAACAGCTGGAGCGTGAAAAAACTGAAAAGCTCCGTGCTGAACTGATGCGTCGTAAAGAAGCTGAACTGAATGATGCCCGGCAGCGTGGTCTTCAGCAGTTGGAAATTAATAACCGTAATGAATTAGCTACGGTAAGATTGCGTTTGGTAAACTCTCCTGCCGGCCAGGCACGGTTGAGAGCCCAACTGGATCTCCTTGAACTTGAACGTGACCAGGAACTTCAAAATGTAAATCTTACAGAGCAGGAGAAGGAACTGATCCGTGCTCAATACCGCCAAAGAGCCATGCAGCTGGAACTGGAGTTTTATGCTGCACAGGTTCAGCAGATATTGAACTACACTCAGCAGATACTTTCTGTTGTTGATCAATTCTACCAGGCTCAAAGCAGCCGTGAGAATGCCAGGCTTGAACGGGAGTTAAAACAAAACGATCAACGCCGTACTTCCTTTAAGCGGATGCTTGATGCAAGAATCATCAGCGAAGCGGAGTACAATCGAAAAGTTCAGCAATTGAATGAAGAAGACGATCGTAAAAAACGTGAGCTGCAGAAAAAACAATTCAACCGGCAAAAGGCTGTTCAGATTTCAATGGCAATCATTAACGGTGCCATGGCAGTTACCAGTACACTGGCAGCTGTACCAGGTGCTGCAGATATCCTTTCCCTGGGAGCATTACGGGCCATACAGGTAGGTCTTGCAATTGCCAGCACCATTGCACAAGTGGCCGTAATTGCTGCCCAGAAACCACCTGAATTTGAACGTGGCGGTATTGCCCGGGGTGGCAGGCATAGTGAAGGTGGTATTGATATGATTGACAGGCGAAGCCGCCGGGTTGTGGGCAATATGGAAGGTGGTGAACCATACATGATTTTAAGCCGGGAAACTTACCGCAATAATGGTGATGTGATTGATGAGTTACTGGATGCCAGCATGAACCGTGGAGGTGAACGCATCCGGCCCGAACGGATCCGCCGTTTCTGGGAAAGCAGACCCTACAGTAGTATGAACTACAGCAGGGCCAGCAGCAGTTTACGGAAACGTTATTTTGAAACGGGTGGTGTGGTGGATACATCCGGTGGATCCTCATCTAATGAAGAACAGAATCAACGGTTTGAAAGAATGGAGCAGGTAATGCTGTATATGGCTGAAACTGTTTCCAATCTCAATCAAACGCTGGCTGCCGGTATTGAGGCCAATGTGAGCCTGAAAAAGTTTCGTGATGCAGAGGCCCTTGATGCGCAGATTGCCGAAGACAGCACATTTAAACCTTAAGAAAAACCATACAGCTTCCTTTTTTGATTGTTTAAGGGTGAAAGACAAACCTCTGTTTTTACGGAGGTTTTTTTATATTAGAGAAATTTTTTTATGAGAACATCCATCAACATTCTATTCGTTCTGTTATTACTTAGTTCCTGTACATTTAAAAAGGAATATTCTTACATTCTTATTGAATCTAAAGAAGGACTACTTACTTCAAAGAGATCTTTACACGAAAAGAATCCTGAGATAATAAAGGCCGCAAGTGACTCTGATGCTTACAAAACTGCATTCAGAAATTATGTAATTTCCTTAAGGGTTAGTGAGGAAATGAAAAAGCAACTGAACTACACAACATACCCAGTAGGTTTCAAGTTGTTAAATGAAAAGAAAATTGATATAACAAATACTACATTCTTTGTTGGGAAAAAGGAGTTTGAAGAAAAAATCCTGGCAGAAATGGCTAACGTTTCTTTACCAGAAATAAAGCAGAGTAAAGACGAAAGCACATCAAAAAACGTATCTGTAGATTCAATTAAAATCAAAGAGCTTAAATCATTTTTTACCATAAAAAAAGATGAATTCGATCCTGATGGTACTCAGTGGATGCGACCAAAGAATGCTTCGAAATATGTAAATACTAATAATATCTACTGCTATTTTGAAGTGAAAAATGGGATTGCAAAAAATTTCAGATTCAGGTTTCAATATTATTCAGACGAATGGTTATTTATACAAAAATGTCAATTTTCAATAGATGGAAAAGCTTTTGAGTTTATCCCCTCAAATGTTCAAACTGATTCTGGTAATGGAGGATATATTTGGGAATGGTTCGATGAAAATGTAAGAACCTATGATTTGAGCTTAATTGAAGCAATCGCAAGTGCTAATGTAGCTAAAGTTAAACTGGTTGGTCGACAATATTATGATATCAAAACATTGTCAAAAGAGCAAATAGCATCAGTAAAGAAAACACTTGAAATGTATAAAGCAATGGGAGGCACATTTTAATTTTTATTTCACAAATGATATATTAAATTTGTGATATAACCCGGCGGCAACGGGTAACAAGCGGCCATTGAATATGCAAACTCTCACTTCTGAATTGTTACTGAAAGCAGCTAAAGAACTTATTCGTGAAAAAGGGATAACCCAGGAAGAACTGGCGGAAAAATCAGGCTTTACCCAGGGAAATATCAGCCGTATGTTTAATGCTTCTTTTGCACCAAGACTTGACAACTTCCTTCATCTTTTAAATTGTGCCGGCATCAGCCTGAAACAGCTTGCAGAGCGGGTTCAATAAGGATCCTTCTTATTACGATTGTAGTATGCCGAATAAAGTAGCAGCCCGGTTACACAGGCTGCTATCATTAATATTATTTCCCACCAGCGCATCAACTAAAGTTATTGCTGTTGATGCATTCTTCAAAGTGACAGTAGAGAAAAAAGTGCTTGAGCATGAGTTCTTTTGATGCTCCGTCATAGGCGCCGGCTGCAAGCCAGGCAGCAAACCACTCCTGCAGCATTTCCTTCTTTTCCTTTTTTGATGTAAGGTGCTCCGCTTCCATAGCGGACTGATTTTGGGTGCTCATACTTGTAAGTTTAAAGAAAGTTAATAAGGCTGAATGTAAAACAGAACAAACCGATAACCCACCGTAGAACTACCAAGTAAATTTCATTTTAACAGGTTGTTTGCCTGTCCTTTCCCCCGTGCTGCTTTTCTGTGATTTTTAAACTGTGAATGGTGATACAATTACGCTGAAAGAGGTGCTGCAATGGATTGACAGCCCGGAAAAATTCAGCCTGATGGTAATTACGGCTAATAAGCAAAAAGGATCAGGTGGCGAAGAGTTGTGGCTGGAAGGTGCCAGAGGGCACCGGGCTCAAACGCTTCGGCAACGGGAGCAGCTTAAAAAAGTACAGCAGGTAGAAAAAAGGTGGCGCCGTAATCCTAACCATTATGATAACAGCACCCGTAATGTGCTGCTTCAAAACGGCGATATCATCACCATCCACATCCGGCTTATAAGAGTCTTTAACGGTAAAACTGTTTTATAAAATGAGTGTAACATTCAGCGGAGGTATTGGTTTTTCTGCAAAAGCATCTGGCAGCGCCATGTATGTTACGGATGATGCTGTAAGCACTTCACAAGCTCCTAATAAAACGGATGTTGTAACTGATTGGAGCCCCTGGGGCGATAACAATTTGCTGCCCAAAACGCTTGCGGAGGATATAGAAAATGCCGGTGTGTTACAGGCTGCAGCTGAAGCAAAGAGCCGTATTGCTGTGGGCAAAGGCATTATGCCTTTTAAGCTTACCGGTATGGAGAATGATGGTAAGGAAATACTGGAATTCTGTTTTGATAATGAGATACTCGATTGGCGGGAGAAAAACAATCTGGATGCCTGGGCTTTTGATAAAGCCTTTGATCGTAACGCCTATGGATGGAATGTAAGTAAACTGGTTTTTAACCGTGCCAATGATTATATCAACCGTATTTTCAGGCATGATGTGTATGAAGCCAGGCTTGCAAAAAAGAATGATCAATTCATTATTCCCTGGTTGTATTTGAGTGCAGAGTGGGATAATGTAGGTAATACATTCAATGATAAGAAGATTGCCAAAATTAAATTCCTGAATGAAGGATATGAATTGAATCAGTTGTCAAAGCGTGGCAACACCAAAGAATTTGCCATTGCTCAGCGGAGACTTCGTAATGGCCGCCAATACTATTCGCTTCCTATGTGGTATGCTGCCAAGTTGTGGGTGAATCTTGCAAGGAAAGTACCGGCCAGCAAAAAAGCAATGTTTGAAAACCAGATGCAGCTGAAGTACATGATCTACATCACTGCAGATTATTTTAAACGCATACATAAAGACTGGGATACTTACAGTCCTGAGAAACGCAACGAGCTTTATCAGAAAAAGGTAGATGAGATAGATGAATGGCTTACCGGTGAGGACAAGTGGTTTAAAAGTACCACCAGTATGAAGTACCGTAATCCTGCTACCGGAGAATATGAAGAGGACATTGACATTAAAGTGATTGATGATAAGTTTAAAGACGGTGCCCTTCTCCCTGATTCTACAGCGGCCAACAGTGAAATCATTTTCTCTATGATGATGAACCCGGCGTTAATGGGTAATGGTCAGCCGGGCGGGCCTTACAGTAACAATGCCGGTGGCAGTAATGTAAGAGAAAGTTACCTGGTTCAATTAATGCTGATGGAGGCGGAACGAAAGGAGCTGGCCCGTGAGCTGTGGATTGTAAGTGAAATCAACGGATGGAACAAAAAATACAATAACGAAAAGCAACGCCTTGTATGGCGATTCCCCAGTGGATTATTAACCACTCTTGATACCGGCAAGAGTACAAAAGCGGAGGTAATGTAATGGCACTGGTAAAAGATTTTGCAACGATTAAGAAGTATGTAAAGTTTACTTCCACATCTACTGAGATCAACAGTATGCTTGATACCGGCCCGGTGGAGCGTGAATACATTTTACCCATACTTGGTAATGACCTTTACAATGCATTAGTAACGCAGGTTGAAAACAATAATGTAACGCTTACTCAATTATTAGATATTGTACAGGCTGCTGTAGTGCCTTTGACGGTTTATAAAAAACTTCCTTACCTCTTAAACCAGATTGGCGATACAGGATTGAGAAAGTTACTGAGTGATAACACACAGGGAGCCTATCGATGGGAGTATAATGAAATGCGTGATGCATTGGAAGATGAAGGCTGCAAAGGGCTTGATCAGCTCTATACTTATCTGTACAATAATGCAGTAGTACCTGCCTGGACAGCCCCGGAGCGGATGAGTATTGTGTTTAAAACCGGAGCAGAGTTTCACCGCTTTTACAGTTTAAAATATCCTGAACGCACTTTCAGAACAATTGAAGATGTGATACGTGATGTGGAAGAGCAGTACATCACTGCTTCCATTGGCGGCGCCTTTGTAAAGGATCTTATTTCAAAACAAAATCCTAACGATGATGAGAAGGAAGCTATTCTTCTGTTGAAGAAGGCATGTGCCAATTTAACCATTATGAAAGTAATGGAGAAGAAGCCGGTTAAGGTGACTCCCTATGGTTTATTTGTAAGTATTGGTGATGCACCGGACGATAAAAATCCGAAGGACAAAACCGCAAGTGCTTCACAATTGAATATGCAGCATGCATCTCTGGAACGTGATGGCGAAAGCTACCTCGTTAGATTGAAATCATTTTTAAATGAAAAGGCAAGTGCTGATTTATTTCAGCCATATTTCGTAAGCAAACACTATGTAAGTGTTACCACACCTCTTGAAAACCCAAATTCTAAACGAAAAACTTACAGCTTTTAAATGGAACAGAAAAAGGAAACATTCTTAAAAAGGAGTATTAGTGTTGGGGAGTTGATTGCTTTTGGTGTGAGTGTAGCTGCTTTTTTAATCACAACCTATACCAGTAATGAGGTAAGGTTTAACTCATTGGAATTAAGAATGAATAACCAGGAAAACCAATACAACAAAGTGAGCAGTCAGCTGGAGCGGATAGAATCAAAACAGGATGAAACCAAAGAAAGTATCAACAACCTGGAAAAAGAACTTATTAATAAACAGGATCGTAAAAATTAAATCTTCATACTATGAACTTCAAAAACATTTTAAAAGCGTGGGTATCTACATTCATCGGTCTTATCATCCCTGTTATTACAGGTATTGCCACCACCATTACTACAGGCCATGTGGATTGGAAAAGTGTAGGCTATAGCTTTATTGCAACAGCCTTACTTGCACTGACTGATGTATTAAAAGAAACCAAAAAAAAGAGCGGATGAAAAGAATGGTAATCCTGTACACCTGTTTGCTGGCAGGTGTACTGTTTAGCTGTAACCCGGCTATAAAAGCAACTCAGCAAAAAAAGAACATTGATGCGCTTTGCAATCAATGCATTGCTGATTATGTAAAGGCCAACCCATGCCCTCAGCTGCCGCTAATTGACCTGGATAGTTTGTGCATGAAGATTGGTTATAGTTGGAATGTAGTGGAAGAACCTGGCGATAGTAGTAATGGGGACGGTGTACTGCTTTCCCTGGAGAAAAAAGATTCCTGTAAGCCGGCAAAGCCAAAACATATACTGGTGCCCGGGCCTCCTGATACCCGTATGATGAAGCTGTTACAGGATACGATCGCTCAACTGAAATGGGAATTGTCATTTTGTAAGGGAAAAGAAACCGGAATAAAAGAAGTGTACCGGCAGGAAAGTAAATGGAAATGGAATAACTGGGGATGGATGTTTGCAGCTTTTGTACTGCTTACCTGTATTGTGCTGATTCTTGTTTTGAAACGAAAACGATGAGAAAGAAAAAGGCAGTGATACACAGCATAGGCGGCAGGTTTTACTTTTCACTACATGCAAGCAACGGCAAACTTTTATGTGAGAGTAAGCCTGTAAAACGCAAAATGCCCATGCTGAAATCTATTGAGAACAATTTTCCTGATTTTATCATCATCGACAATTCATAAGTATGGTAACTCCTGAAATGTGTTTTAAAAAATTCGGTACTCCCAATGCTAAGAGCAAAAGCCTGGTGCTCTGGGATGTGCCTACAGCCTTAGAAATAGGTGTAATACCTAAGCGGATATTTTGTAACAGTTTAATGATAATTCCTTTGAGCCAGGCTTTTCAAAACCTCATCACCAGAGGTTTTGTAAATGAGTTAAAAACATGGGACGGCTGCTTTAACATCAGATTACAACGAGGTAGCCGTACCAAATATTCATTACACAGCTGGGGCATTGCCATTGACGTAAATGCATTTGAAAACGGATTAGGAGTGAAACCTAAACTTTCAGCCGGTTTTGTAAAGTGTTTTACTGATGCTGGTTTTGACTGGGGTGGAAACTGGAAGCGGCCGGATGGCATGCATTTTCAATTAGCTACAATCTGATGCTTGAACTTCATTTTCATAAAAAATCATTTCTTCTTCCTGAAAACTATAACGAGTTAACGGGTGAGCAGCTTATAGCAGTGAATAAAATATTGCTTACCGGTGAACCGATGGAAATGATTCGGTTAAAGCTGTTGCGTGTATTGTTACAAATGAATCTTTATCAGTTCTTCCAATTATCCGCAGATTGTAAGTATCGGATTCTGTTTGATGATGAAAGTGAAGTGAGCCGAATTGACTGGTTGTTTTATAAAAATACATTAACAGAGCAACTCATTCCTAAATATGATCGTTTTTACGGACCTAAAAAAGAGTTTGATAATCTGAGGGTGAAAGAGTTTCATGTGTGCGAAATAGCTTACTATGATTATCTGCAAACCGGGGCAGAGGAGCATCTTGATAAGTTAATTGCTGTGTTGTACAGGCCGGCGAAGGATAATTACAATTTCAAAAAGGATCCTGATGGTGATTGCAGAATTGATTTCAATCCCAATGAACTTGCATACTACATGCTTTTTGTTTCTTCCTGGCCAGTGGAGGTGAAAGCTGCTATCCTTTGTTTTTATGATGGTAACCGTGAGTTTTTGAGGCAACTGTATGACGAGGTATTTGTAAGCGGTGAAAGCAGCGGTGAGGAAGAACAGACAGGTATGTATGATGTGATCAGAAACCTGAGCGGATCCCGTTACGGTACCTTTAAGCAGGTAGAGGAAATGTTTGTACATGATATTATGCGGGAGATCATCAGCAGTATGGCTGATGAAAAACGACAGGAGGAACTCTTAAACAAAACAACATGAGTTTATATACTGAGCGTAAGAACTTTTTTAAAATGCTTGCTTCCAGGCATTACCTCGTAAAGCACGGTGTAACGATAGCTCCGGGCATACGGCGTAAAAGCTTTATGGATGTGAGTAATGATGAAGAGCTTGCCGCCTCCGTAATGAATGACATTCATACTCCGGTGGTGGTTCATGTTGATTTTAACGGGAAGCCGGTAGATAAAAACGGAAGTATAAGAGTAAAGAACAATAACACGTTGCTTTTTCTTGATAAAGCCGAAGATTCTACAGTAACCAGTTCAAATGATGCTGCTTATGCAAGAGCTTTTGGTGTGATGATGGATTTTATTTCCTTCATGTATGAAGAATTTGAAGAGAACGGATCCTGCGGACCATTTAAAGATATTGATCTGAATCTCTTTAGCTGGACCATGGAAGACAAAATAAGTGATGGATTGGTAGGCTGGCGCCTTTCCTTTTCTGATGAGGTGAACGCTTCAGCAATTACCAATTTTGACAGTAACAAATGGTTAAATGTTATAGTTACTGAAGAAGGAACACAAATTATGACTGAGGGAGGTGAATCCATTTATACAGATTAAGTATGGCTATTTCATTAACAGAACGTCCGAACAGGTTTGGCTTTTCATTGAATGAAGCCAGGTATGTTTTTTTTGTTACCAATCCATTAACTGCAGGTTGCTTAGTGGAGGTAAAATTGTATTGCCATACGATTAAAAACTTCAATGCACCTCCACAATTAATAAAAGAAACAAAGCTGTACCCGGATCCGGACGGCCGTGTAGTATTTTACTGTAATGACTACCTGCATGATCTGCTGGAACCTGATGTGCCTGGTGCCGGTAATACAGATATTGTTCCGGCATATAGACAGCAGTTGTTTTACTGGATAGAATTCAGGCAGGTAACTGATATATCACCTAATAATCCATGGGTAATTGCTGAGCGGGCACGTAAGCGCATTATATTACTGGGCGGTATTGAAGTTCAGAAGTTTGAACGCAATAATTTTTTCATCAATTACATCACTGCTCAGAAGAACTGGTTTACGTGGATCCCATCTAACCGTTTTGTTTTCGAGAACCAGGAGCATTACTTAACCTGGCTTAAATATGGTGATGAAGAAATTTTGCCCAAATTGAAAGCACAGGTTCATTACACTGATGGCAGCACATCTGAGAAAGAAATTGCCATTGCCAATCATACCAAAAGCTACCTTTTTCATTGTCCGGCTGGTGTAGAACAGTTAGGTCTCAATGAGCTGGAGCCTAATAAAAAAATTCATTATTATGATGTATTGGTGTTTGACCCGACTCAAGGTGTGTTAACGAATGGGTACCGGTTTTACATCGACTATGATGTTCATTATTTCTATCATGACTGGGTGTATCTGAACAGTCTTGGCGGGATTGATGCGTTAAGGATTAAAACCATTCCCATCCGGGATATGGATCGAGAAGTAGATTCGGCATCGAGGCTGAATGTGATGTATGATATCAATGATGCGATTAAACAGGGTGATACAATTGATACTAATATTCTTTTAACCAAGAAATTCAAAGGTGATGCGGGGTTCCTGTGGACCCGTGAGGAACAAAACGGACTTGCTGATCTGATGGCGAGCATGCTTATTTTAGAAGCCATGGACGGCCGATGGCTGCGTGTGAGGCTGCAGAATAAATCCTTACCGTTTGGAGGATCTAATGACACTAAGTGGAGCTTACCGGTTGAATGGACTTATGGGTACATGAATAAAGTGTACACTCCCGATAAGGTTTATTTCGGGAATGGAAATAACAACAATGAAGTTTATGATCCTGTAGTGAGTGCCTGCCCGGCACCAACCGGCCTTGCTGCCAATGAGGTAGATGTGAGTAATGGTTTATCAATGGTTGAATTTACGTGGAGCCATCCCGGTAACATTCTTGTTACGGTTGAAGCCCGGGAAGACGGTACAACTGAATGGCTGCATGTTTTTACGAATAATTTTGGCGGTAATATCCTGGTGGCATCTTTTGTTGCAGACGGACGAACCATAAACTGGAGATTAAAACTGAGATGCTACAATGAGGATGACAGTGTTTATGTAAACGGACCTGATTTTACAATTACCGATAGTGCCAATGCTTGTGCCATACCTACCAATTTATCCTGGCTAAAGGGGTCTGCTTCCGGTGGAATTATTCCTTTTACTTTCAGCTGGAACCATTCTTTACCTGCAGCCAATTATACGTTTGAATACAGAGAGGTTGGAAGCCCAACGTGGGTATCTACCAATATTGCAGGTACCTCCACTGTACAGAACTTTCTGGATGATGGTAAAACGTACGAGTGGCGCCTTAAAGCAATATGCGGTGCCGGCAGCGAAAGCCCCTACGTAACCGGGATGCAGTTTGTTTCTTCATCATCAGTTACCTGCAGCAGTCCTTACAATGTTACCAGGCAAGTTGTTGCTATAACAGAAAGTACTGTTATTGTTAGATTTTCATGGAGCCATCCGGGATCTGCAGACTTTTTATTGGAATGGAGTTCACGAGCAACGGGTAATACCGGTGGTGATATAACCAGTGATCTTTTTACTGAGATTGAATTTACAAAAACGGAAGAGCGCATTTTCTGGAAAGTAGCTGCACAATGTACCCCGGGTGATTACAGCAGTTTTTCCAATGGTTCTCCTGTAAACTTATTGATATGATAGGAATAGAGTTAGAAAACGGAAAACGATTGAATGTACCGGAGCGATCTACTCTTGAGATTGAGCGTAACAGTCCTTTTTTTTCAAATAATGATGAATGGGCGGGAGAACGGAGTACTCCTATAACGCTACGCTATACAAAAGAAAATGCACAAAGCCTGGAGCATGACTATCATTTCCATAGTAAGCGTTATAAGAAGGTACTAGATGCCAATTTGTATGATGGAACAATTTTCAGGCAGCGTGGTAAGTTTATTTTGGAAGGTGCATCTATCAACAACAATCATTCGCAAACAGGCGAAATGCGTGGTTACTTTGTTTTTGCATTGAGTAATTTTTACCAGATCATCAAAGACAAAAAGCTGAAAAGTTTAAGCCTTGGCGGAAAGCGATCGTACAACTGGACCACTAATAACCCAAATGATGCAAGCAATGGCTTCTGGCAATGGCTGCACAGTACGTGGGCAGGAAACCAGGAAGTGGTTATAGCTCCCATCCGTAATGACTCAGCGACTGAGCCTCTTACTATTTCCGTTCCCGTCATCGGAACTGTTATTACGATTGCCACTGACTGGATTAATAAGATAGGTACTGATTTCAAACTTGATTATAATATCAATCTTATTCTTAATTCTATTTGTCCTCAGATAAGAGTAAAGTATATCGTGGATAAAATATTTGAAGAGCATGGTTACACTGTTGAGTATGAAGTGGGTGATTACCAATGGGAGAAATTATTTTTAACAAGCCTGATTCCTTTTAATTGGGTGAACCGTGTGGAACTTCCTAGCTGGCCGTTTTTTACATTTCAGCCAAAATCAACTATTGATATTTATTTGGCTGAGCATCTTCCTAATAAGAATATTACGGATTTTCTTGTGCAACTATGCAACCGTTATGGATGGCGTTTATTGATAGATGATAACAGGAAGGTTTGTCGTATCAAAGCTGTAAAGACGATCAGAAAAGGAAAACGTAAAGACTGGAGCAGTTATGCTGCTGCAGAATCAGAAAGCGATTTCAAAGAGGGTAAAAAAGTATTTGCTTTTCTGAATGAAGTGGACAGCGGTGATAGCTTACCCATTAAGGGTGAGTTTGGGGATAAAACAATACTGCCATCTGTTTACCGTTACCAGGATCTTCCAACAGCTACAGGTTTAATCGTAAATCATGTGGCCTATACATACATTGAAAATACTTACTGGATCGTACAACAGAATACTGATACCCAAACCTATTCCTGGGTACCATTTTCAGACAATATTTTCTCTTTTGAACCTGAAGGCAAAACAGACACGATTGAGACCACAATGAGTACGATACCGGTAGCAAGGGCTGTTTTTCAAACTGTTTCGGGTGTTGACCGTTACGGGATCTTTCCTGTAATGAAACAGAAGTTCAATCTTGATTTTGGTTTCAGGACTGTATTTTATCATGGTGTTGTTCCGGATGAGCTTGCCAATGGCGTAACAAGTACAGGATCATACCCTCACTTAAGCAGCTTGTGGAGAATACCAGGGCCTGCAGATGATGATGTTTGGAGTAATGTTTTTGTTCAGGATTACAACGATGAGAAACGAGGCATCATAGAGTATTGGTTTAAAGACTGGATCAATATCATTTCAGAAGGAGAAGATATGAAATTTGTGATGCGTGTACCCAGGAAAGAGTTAATGGATTTTCAATGGGATGATATCATCCTGATCCGGAATATTCCTTTTCTTGTTAAGTCTATCATAGAGCCAATTCCATATCAAAACAAAGCAGAAGTAACGCTGCGGCGCATTGGCTGATTTGCTACATTTGTACTGCCCACATTTCTTGAGATTAAAAATTTGAACCCGGTCGGGATTATTACCGAACGGGTTGAGCCAATCCCGGCTGCAAGGCTATGGGGTTCGCTTCTCAGGAAGTGTGGGCGGCTCAACCCTTTTTTTATGTGGCAAGAATCACTGGAAGTCTTTTTGAAATATTATACACCCTGTCAAACTGTGGAAGAGAGTACCCAACAGTTTACCACTCCCCAATTAATAAATATGCTTGAACAGCATAGTGGTTGCCAGATACCACCTGAAGATTTGAATGCATTGCTAACAGAGCGAGGCTTTATTTATGAGTACACACAGGAATTAATGTTTGAGTGGTTGTTTAAAGCCCGTACTTAACTGTCCTTTCGTGGGCGGACAATTTCGGACAGATTTGTTTCATGTTTGCGGTAGAAAATTGGTTAAACGGACAACGTAATTTTTACGTTGGTAAAAGCATTTATAAAACCCTGGGCTCAGATCAGCAGTTGAAAGAATTGCTGGAAAAGGGTAAGACACCCATTGCCGAACAGTTGCTTTTGAAAGCCATGCAGAAGCTGATGGACAAACCAGCTGCCGTGGCCACATCTCCCAAAACGAAAGAAATAGAAGTAATGCCTGACGATGCGGATCCTGTGTTGCATGGCATACACCTGGAATGGAAAAAGCCTTACCAGGAAATGAACTACAAACGCCATGAATTAGACCGCTATAAGGGAAATACCATTGAGAACATTTCCAAACGCAAAGAACTTGCGTTTGAAATTCTGGAGCTGGAGCAGGTGTGTATGAAGATCTGGGAGAAACGGGACTACTATAAAAAAAATGGTAAGCTGCCGGATGTAAGTGAAAAAGTTATAGAGCTTCCTGATAATAAAATTGAATTGGCCACGCTGATTGATTCGATAAAGAAAAATATTCGAAGAAACAGGCTACTGATGAAAAGCCGACCTGGGAATCCTACCTATGCTGCAAAGTATGATAAGTACAAATTAGAGTTCAAAAAAATTACAGGTGTGGAATATGATGAGAAGAATTGATTTTAATAAATACTTAAAGCCTGATGTTCCTGTTATAGGAGGTGGTGTTATTAGTAATGATCTTTCCTCCATGATATCACATAAAGAAAAAATGATTGAAGTGATAAAATCTGTGGAGCCTGGCAAAACCGTTCACTGGTGTAGTGATGGTGCATGGAGTATGCATGATTTATTGATTGGGTTACTTGGTTTAACCGGACCTGCTGATGTTTATATCAGCAGCTATGCCATGGGTGAAACTCCTGCCCGTGTTATTGCAAGGCTGAAAAATGAAGGGTTGATTAAAATGCTTTACTGTGTACTTGATAACCGAGTAGATGTAAGAACGGCCGGCAGCTTGCAGTTGATCAAAGGAATTGCAGATAAGTATGCGCTGATCGATACTCATGCAAAAGTAACATTGCTGCTGAACGATGAGTTTACAGTTTCCGTTGTAGGAAGCGCTAATTACACTGAAAATGAGCGTTACGAAGCTGGAATCATTACAATGGATTCAACTGCTTTTAAGCTTCATCAAAACTGGATCAACCATGAACTCAATCGAGATAACGGATAATTTATTAGCTGAAGTGGAGAAGCTTGCCGGTGCCGCTTACACACCGAAGATCGTAGCATTTATGCTTGGTTTATCACCTAAAGCATTTTGCGCATTGGTTATGGATGAAGAACATCCGATATCAATAGCTTACTATAAGGGATTTTACAGCAGTGAATTGAGTGTAAGGGAAAGCATATTACTGCTGGCAAGAAATGGAAGCAGTCCGGCACAGGCATCATCATTAGAATTATTTAAACATGCAAGAAAAGAACTTATCAAAGGGCAATATCCTGGCATTACTGAAGAAGAATAAAGCTGATGAGAACTGGGAAGTGATTGAGCAATATCTAATTGCCGGTGGTGTAGGTATTGAGCTTACTGACTTGCAACAAAGAATGCTTGAACGTTGGCAATTTATTGATGAGAAATTGAGACAGTCAAAATACCGCCGCTATGAAATATGGAGTATGGTTTCTGTGAGATTTGGAGTAAGCGTAGACACTGCCCGGCGTGATATGGTTGGCGCTGAGTATGTTTTTGCCAGCACATCACCTTTAAATAAAAAGTATAAAATAGCAGTACGAATTGAGTTCCTGGAGCGGCAAATAAATCTTGCAGCAGCTTCCAACGATTACAAAGCAGTGGCCATGCTTGAATCAACATTGCAAAAGTATTATGATATCTATCCAGATGCACCACCACCAAGGGCGCCTAAGAATATTATTTTGAACTTCAGTAAAACTATTGTTGAAAAAGACACTATTGAAACCGTTGATGCGGAGTTTATCATAAACAAAGAGATCGAAAATGGAAGCAACGGAACTGAACTTGAATAGAAGCCAGGCATTGCTGCATATAGTTAATGCAAACTTTGCCGCATTACTGGCACCAAGGGCGAGCGGAAAGACAACAGGGGGAATAGGCCCGAGAATTGCTCATCTCTCAGAAGCAATGCCAAGAAGCCAGGCTATTTTTTTCAGTGATACGTTTGAAAGGATCCATGATAAGCTGATTCCAAATATTGTCTCGTTTATTGAAAATGAAATGGGCTATGTAGACGGCCAGGATTATGTGGCATTTAAGAAACCTCCCGAGCACTTCGCTGATTCACTTATAAAGCTGAATAAGTTTGACCATGTCCTTTCTTTTGCCAGTGGTTTCAGGTTGTGCTGTGCTTCGCAGAAAGTATCTGGTAGTGCGAATGGTTACAATGCCCAGGCACTTATTGTAGATGAAGCGAAATTTGTAAAGCCCGAAACTCTTACCACTGAAGTATTACCGGCTATAAGGGGAGCAAGAAGATACTTCGGTCATTTGCCCGAGTATGCAAGTCAGTGGTATTTTACTGACAAATGGGAAGGAGATATAAACTGGTTACTTAAGTTGAGAGATCATCACATGAATCTTAAATTGATCAAAGCGGTAACCAGTCTGCAGCTGCACTTATATGAATTGAAGGAATTAGAACATAACGATGACGCAGATAAAAAAGTAAAAGCAAAAATTCTGCAGCTCGAGAACAAACTGCAAACAGTAAGGAGAGATCTAGTATACGTTTGCGATGCTGAACCATTTGAAAACATTGATAACCTTGGTGATAAGTATTACAGGGATTTACGTAGAAATATGAGCGAGTTACAGTATGAAATATCTATTCTTAATCGAGATCCAGACAAAGTCGCTCACAGTTTTTATCCGGCTTATATACCAATTAAGCATGATTACCATACTGAAAGGAATGAAGATATAAATTTGAATAAACCAATTGCAGTTGCTTTAGACTATCAATGGAGAATTACTCCTCTTGTTGCTGGGCAGTTTGGCATATTGCCTGGTAAGTTACATACATCATTTAATATTTTAGCAGGTGTTCATTCTTTGCATGAAGAAGAAGGCGGCATAGAAAAAACAATAGGTAATTTCTGTGAGTTAATGAAAAGCCTTGGATATTACTATAACGTAGTTTACTATGTTTATGATCATACGGCAGTAGCTAAATCACCAGCTACAAAACCATTTTACATACTCGTAGAAGATGCCTTTAGGAAAAGAGGATGGACCGTATATTTTGTAAACATAGGTAAGGCATCAGAGCATAATCTGAGATTCGAATCATTCAAACAAATGATGGTAAAGGAAGGTGATAATAGTATTAGGTTTAATTATGGAAGAACTGGTTACTTAAGAAAAGCAGTACAATTAGCAGGCGCAATTAGTAGTAGTGGTAAGACTAAAAAAGATAAATCAAAAGAAAAGAATTTGTCAGTTCCTGCAACAGATACAACAGATTATACAGAGGCATTAGATCAATTACTTTGGGCAGCTGTAGAATTAAAAATGATACCGCAGGTAAATGAAGCGGGTTTTGAGATAATAACCAGATAATTGTTTGGGCGTTGCCTTCGGCCGGGCTTTCTCAGTACATGGTACTGTAGCCAATCCCTAACGCAACGGAATACACAACTTCACTACTCCTTCAGTTCGATCTTTATTACACATCAATTACGGTTCGTATACACTCACCTTCACAGGATGTTCCATTTCGATCTTCACTTCCATCGTAGCTTGTAGAGTATTCCTTAAAGTAATCCACATCAAAGAAACAGCTCCATTCCACCCGCATAAGCGGACATCATTTCACTGTTCTTTGAAGTGGGCTAAGCTACATTGTCCGCACCCATTAGATTAAAGTTAGGGTGCTTTGACAAGGGTGCCCCTGCAAGGGGGGGATTCATATTACTTTAAAAAAATTTGTCCGCTCAAAAGAATTTTAGGACACGCCGTGATGCTTTTCAGCGGTTACCAGTTTTGCTATTTGCAAAACGTGGTAAACAATTGATTTTCTATTAGTTGCATTTATATTTTAACACACTTTAGTTGTGTTTTTTTTAACAATAAAAGCTTGCAAATATATCATTAATGATATATCTTTATAATAATTAAAACAGCCGAGCCAGCTGTATAAAATCGGGCAGAAAGTATATGAGTACAGCTCAAAAAATGCCTCCAACTAATGGCACGAAAAAGGATGTTTCAGAAGCTCCCAAATTGACCGTTGCAGTTTCTCCAGTCAAACCGATTGAGACACCAGGCAAAAAGGATGTGCAAGAAATTGCACCACTTGAAGACAGATTGCACAGGCTTAACCAGCTTTTCAATCTTCAAACTAAGTACAATAAGTACACAGAAAGCCTGCAGAAACTCAATGATTTTGAAATTAAAAAAGATGGTGAGCGCAGCAGTATCAGTATCTCAGATGACAGCAGAAACAATTTTTCAACCTACCATCCGGAAATTGTTCAGGAAGTTGTAGAGTTCTTAAAAGTGAACATCAAACAACGAATTAAAGCAATCGAGCCACAGTTAAGGTGGTAACTCCCAAGCCCCGCCCTTCAGCGGTGGGGCTTTTCTTTTCCCTAACAATAGAACGGAATTTAAACAGACTGGCTATGTCACACAAAGAAACTTGCATTAAGCATTGCAAAGATTATTTGCAACAATTACAGCTTTCCCAATACTACACAGAGCAGCAATTTAACCACGTTTATCGCAAACAGAACGGAGCGCAGGGAAACGCTTTTACCGTTGGGTTAAATGCAGCTGACTTCATTATTAACAATTCAAAATTTTATAGCAATGATGAGCGAAACAATGAAAGCCAAGCGTGAAGAGCTAAAGGCAATTTCAGCACCTTTTAAACTTTTATTAAGAGAGGGCTCAATAGGAAGTATCAATGAAGGACTTGCCAATTATTATGCAGAGCAAGGGCACACCACTTTAAACTCATATCGTAGATGGCAGGAGATGGGTTTTCAAGTTAAAAAAGGCAGCAAGGCTCTTTTAATGTGGGGTGAACCAATAGAGAAAAAAACCAAAGAGGAACAGAAAGCCAAAAATGAAGATGAAGGAAAAGACCCTTTTTATCCGCTTGCTTATGTATTCAGTAATTTGCAGGTAGAGCCTTTATCCAATCTTTCAAAGTAAATTGCTTTTGTAGTTCGGTTTCGCCCGAACTACTTTCTTTTACTCGCTCCGTTTCACTCCGCTCGCAAAAGAAAGTAGCAAAGAAAAGTGCGTTGTCTTTCAGTTATTTGATTGTTGGGTAGTTAATTTGAACATCATCCATAACATCATCAATGCCCATGCTTTTAAAATATTCATCTGTAACTTCTATTGAGCTGTGGCCCATCAGCAAAGAAATGTATTTCATTTTTACTCCTTCTTTATACATCATAACAGCCCCGGTATTCTTCCAGGAATAAAGTGTGTATCCCTCCGGTAAGTTCATCGCCTGCATAAAAAGCCGATGTTTATTGTAAAAATAGTTCTGACCAACCTGTGTCTTCCCCGGAGTACCCTCCTTAGAAAAAATATAGTCTTGTTCAGTGAATCCTTTTATGTATGGCTCTAGTAATGATCTTAGCTCATCTGGAATTATCACATGTCTTTTATTTACTGTTTTAAGTGATTGACCGTATAAGTTGAATTTCCATTTATCACCATCAACAATGATATTGCCTATCCTCAAACTACGCATCTCATCACCGGGACGTATAAAACAATAGTATTGAATCATGCAACAGATCCAAAGCTGCAGATTCCCGGTCTCAAGCATCATTCGTTTTAACTGACTCTGCATCTCCCTGGTAAACCATTTTTTGGTAGTTGACCGCTGAGGCAGCTTCTTAGTAAGATCAAATGGATTTTCTTTCATCACTTTGAATTTTACCAAATCAGTAAAAACAGTTTTAAGCAACCGGCGATAATTATTAATAGTTGTATTACTGTGTATTGAATGCTGCTTGCTTAACCAGTTCATAAATGATATTCCGGCCATCTCATTCATTGCAGGATAATTCGTTTTACGATACCACTCAGCAAATACTTTAAACTTCAGATCATAGCCCTGCTTTGTTTTTAGCTTTTTACCTTGCTTACGTGTTTCGATCGCAAACTCCATATCCTTAAGCAAGGTTCCATTAAATGAATTGGCTTTGTTCTTTAGCCATTCAGTTTTTAGTTCAGAGAGTAAAATATTTGCTTCATTAAGTCGCTCTTCCATTGAATGGCGATGTGCCATACGGCCATAAACCTTTTGTTCCTTCCCATCAATGTCTTTGTAGGAGATAAACCACTTTTTTGAAATATCCAGATTTACAGGATAAAGCTTAGGTTCAGAATGTACACTGCGCATAGAGTTAAATTTTACTCTATAGCCAGACCAAGTAACTCGATAGACTTTTTCAAAAAATCGGAAACCCTTACTAGATAAGGGTTTCCGATGATCTTGTGGAGAATACCGGATTCGAACCGGTGGCCTCTTGCATGCCATGCAAGCGCTCTAGCCAACTGAGCTAATTCCCCATTTTATTTAGAATTTTTTTCGGTGGTTTTCCCGCCTTCAAGCGGGACACTCTAGCCAACTGAGCTAAGTCCCCAACGGGTTGCAAATATAGAGGATTTGCTTAAAAATATCTTAGCTCTTTTGCCCTTATCTTGCAGTAACGATTCAACAATTTGCCATGGATATTCAGTTCAACAGGAATGAAGATGTAATGAAACTCGCCTTAAGCGAAATGAAACAACGCCTTGCAAAAATTTATGAAGGCGGCGGAAAAAAATCAATCGAAAAACAAAAAGAACGCAAAAAACTAACAGCTCGGGAACGCATCAACTATTTATGTGATGCTGATACGCCCTTTATTGAAATAGGCGCATTTGCCGGTTATGATATGTATGTAGCAGAAGGTGGTTGTCCGGCAGGTGGAACCGTAGCAGGTATAGGGTATGTTAGCGGCCGCCAATGTGTGATTGTTGCCAATGACCAGACTGTAAAGGCAGGGGCCTGGTTTCCTGTAACCGGCAAGAAAAACCTACGTATGCAGGAAATTGCCATGGAAAATCATTTGCCTGTTATTTACCTGGTGGATAGTGCCGGTGTTTATTTGCCCATGCAGGATGAAATTTTTCCTGATAAAGAGCATTTTGGCCGCATCTTCTGCAATAATGCACGTATGAGTGCCATGGGTATTACACAGATTGCTGCAGTGATGGGAGCCTGTGTAGCCGGCGGTGCTTATTTGCCTATTATGAGCGATGAAACATTAATGGTAGAAGGTAATGGCTCTATCTTCCTTGCAGGTCCTTATCTCGTAAAAGCTGCTATTGGTGAAGATGTGGATATTGAAACACTCGGTGGTGCGGTAACGCATACTGAAATAAGCGGTATTGCCGATTATAAATTTAAAACCGAGCAGGAGTGCCTGGATGAAGTAAAAAAGCTCATGAGTAAACTGGGCGAAAAAAAGAAAGCAGGTTTTGACAGAATTACGCCAAAACTTCCTCTTAAAAATCCGGAAGACTTATATGGTATTTTCCCGGCAGATGGAAAACCATATGACATGCTTGAAGTAATAGAGCGGATTGTTGATGATAGTGACTTTGACCAGTTTAAACAGGATTACGGCAAAACCATCCTTTGTGGTTATGCACGCATTGATGGCTGGGCGGTAGGTATTGTGGCCAATCAACGCACTATTGTAAAAAATAAGAAGAATGAAATGCAGCTGGGCGGTGTTATATATAATGACAGCGCTGATAAAGCAGCCCGTTTTATTCTCAATTGTAATCAAAAGAAAATTCCATTGGTGTTTTTGCAGGATGTTACCGGCTTTATGGTAGGCAGCAGAAGTGAGCACAGCGGTATTATTAAAGATGGTGCCAAGCTGGTAAATGCTGTTGCTAATAGTGTGGTGCCAAAGATCACGATCATTGTTGGCAATTCGTTTGGTGCCGGTAATTATGCCATGTGCGGTAAGGCTTATGATCCAAGATTTATTTATGCATGGCCCCAGGCAAAGATTGCAGTTATGGGTGGTGAACAGGCAGCTAAAACTTTATTACAAATACAGGTAGCTGCTATGAAGTCAAAAGGTAAAGAAATAAGTGCAGAAGATGAAAAGCAATTGCTGGATGAGATCAAAGGCCGTTATGAAAAACAAACCACTCCTTACTATGCCGCAGCCCGTTTATGGGTGGATGGCATTATTGATCCATTGGAAACAAGACGAGTGATCAGTGAAGGTATTGCAGCGGCCAATCATAATGCTGAAGTGGAAGGAATGCGGGTGGGAGTGTTTCAAGTCTAAATGAAAGAACTCCCATGTCAAGAAAGCAAACGCTATATATTTTTTTAATTTTTTTTAACCTGCTTATATTAGGGATAACTGTATTAATAATGCAGAATAGTTATTCTAAATCACACAAAAATTTTGTCGTCCATGGAATCGTTACTGATGTCGAGATGGCAGGTAAGGGTTCGTATCGGTATTATTTAAAGGAAAGCGAAGTAATAAAATCAATTGTATTTAGTGGTAAAAT